TTCACGCCCCAATTCAGTTTTCACAAAATATTTTTTCAGTAAATCCTTTACTGGTGAATCTTTTCCATCTAATGTATCCGCAGTGATTTGGCGAACCAATAATTCAAATAGAATACCCGTGTTTTTTATCTTCGAATGTTTTATAAGATTCATTCTGTATAGTTTAATTTAATTATAAATATATGGAGAGGTATTACTCTCGTATTTGTGACTCATCTAGTAGCGAATTTCCCTGGATGTCTGCTTCAAAGATAATGCGTTTCTTGTTTTTGTTTACTTGGTTGAACAATTCAGCGTTGCGTTTGTTGTTCTTTTTTGATTCAAGCGCTAACGGAGAACCACCTTTGTATTGTGGTTTGATTGAATCTGACTCGTCGTTGTCTTTCTTCATACCCATCACACCTAGTAAATCTTTACCGAATGCATTGTCTTGTGTGTTGCGGTCGGTTACTTTTTCTTCAGGGCGACCAAGTGGTTTTTTCTCGTCGTATCCTTCAGGCACCTCACCTTCCTCGTATCTGCCACGTCCATAAAGTGATGCTAAATCATGTGGTGTACCATATGACTTACCAGTTTCGAGTGGATCGTTTCCTTCGTTCTCTACTTGGTTTATTCTAAATTTACGCTTAGCATCTTGTAGAATCAAGTCTCTGTATTCATCGAATCGGTCCTCGCTTAACTGGAATAAATGCTCGTAAATGAAATCGGTTGGGAATATTTTGTTGTCGATCATTGATGTGGCTAATTCCACTTTCTCTTTCAACAATGCTACTTTCTCTTGTTCGAATATGATTGACGGGTTAGTTAATGTTAATTCGAAATTAGTTAAGTTGTCGTCAGTGTAACCTTGTGAATATAAATGTACCAATGCAATTTTGGTTAATTCGGATACCATGATGCTTTGGATACGAGATATAGTGCGCGCAAAGCGAATATCTTCTGCAGCTAACGTTGATTTACCGGTTAAGTCCTTTTCGTACCCCATGAATGCTTTAGGTACTTTAAGCGCAGCAAATAATTTGTCGCGTAGGTATTCTACATCTTGTATTCCATCGTATTGCAACCCACCTAAATTGTCGATTTTAGTTGCATTGTCGTTTCCACGTACTGGGATATAGAAATCTTCCAGTAAGTTTTGCATGTTGTATTTTAAATTATAGTCACCCGTTTGTTGATCAATGTACGGGGTGCGTTTCATTTTGCTGATTGTTTTTTGCATGAAGTTTTCCACTTCAGCTGGCGCTATATTCCCCACGTTAATATAGAATATACGTTTTTCAGGTGCACGTACAATACGGTGAATCAACATAGCATCCTCCATCATTGTATATTGCTTGAATAATTTACGGCCCGGCTCCAAATACGATCTACCATATGGTAAAAAGTTGGTGTCGGTCAATAAGCGGAAATGTGCCATCTCGTAATTGTCGAAATATACATCGTTTGCTTGATTTGCTGAATTAGGTACATTGTAGTAGCCATAGTTTGAAGGTGATGATACACCATCTGGTTGGAATTTGAATCTAACGGATGATGGATGATCGCGGTCATATCCGTCTTGTCTCTCAATATGGAATGCGTTGAATGGGATGACATTGTATACGCCGAATTTTTCGGATATTTCCAGTTTGAGGAAAAAATCACCATATTTGCACATACCTCTAACCCACGGCCATAAATTGAATTCAACATTCAATACATCGTAGAATAAATTGTATAGTATTTGCTGTATTTCCTCGTCCGAGCTGCGGATTTGAAGTATCTCGCCCATATCGTTTTTCAATGTACTTTCGTCAGCGATAATATCCAATGCGGATGCTACAATTGCGTCAGTATCCATTGCATCGTATTCTGAATACAATGTGGGGCGTAGTGTTTGGTAGTTGAAGCTACTTTGGTAACCATATATGGAGGTGTGTGTGTTTGTCCATATTCTACTAAATCGGTCAACTAGTGAGTTCGTTTCGTATTTACCAGATTGCTGGATTTTGTTTATGTCCATTACTTTGAGCCCTCCGCCCTCGTTGCGGATTACTACATCTGTTGAAAATAACCGTTTTAGTCGGGAAAGTAAATTAACTTCTGCCATGTTTGTTTTTGTTTAAATATATTTAAAGTAACCACGAAATATTCTCATCACCACCATATGGGTTTTGGATATTGTATGGGTTTGGATTGTTGTTTGTTGAATAACCTCCAGAATATGGATTGGCAGATGTAGCCATACTGTTAAGTATACTGCGAGACATGTCCATTCCTTGTTGCCTCATTTTAAATGACGTCTCACGTAAATAACAGGCCACAGCAAATGCCATGATTAAATCATCGTTGTATCCAGTTTGTGCTTCCGGTCTACCGTTTTTCCATATGAACACTTTCATTTCTTCAAGCAATCTAGCGGAATATACGATAGCACTTTTGTCTGTCACAGCCTCTTGAAACTTTCCTATGGCAATAGGTCGTGTTGCCTGGGTTAATGAGAATCCAGCAGTCATTTTATTGGTGTCCATGAATGGATCGAAGAATGAGTTGGAAATGCTACCACGAGGTGTATGGTATACATTTGGGTATCCACGTTCAATTACAGTTTGTACTGTAGACCAACCGATGGATGAATTCTCAATTGCTAATAATGCGTTGTTATATTCAGTGGCAATACCCACTAGTAAATGACCAAATTCTTTTGTGCCTAATTGCCCACGGTATTCGCCAACTTGGGTGAAGTTTTCAACATCGATGATATGGAATGTTGAATAATCTTTCCCGTCGCCTCGAGCCACATCAGCCGCAATTAAATAGTTGCGTGAATAGTCAGCTGGTTCCCATATCCACAGGTTTTGGTCAATGCCGCGTTTCTCTAGTGGTTCACGGATAAATGATTGCTCGTAGAATGCTATATCCTCTGGGTAGAATACGGTGTCACCGGATGTGGAGAATGAACAGTCACATTCTTGTGCTGCCATTCTATGACCCAAATCGGCGTCTTGTTTGTCGCGCCATTCTTGTTTTCGCTCAGGGTGAACTTGCCATGGGAGGCGGATGGGAAGGAAACTGTTTTCACCTAATTCAGCACCAACCCATGTCTTGTGGAACCAGTTACCGGTACCATATGGAGTGGAAAGTGCTATACAGCCCCCACCAGTTGCTAATGTTTGTTGTGCTGATGCCCATATCTCACCGATGTTGTTGATGAACGCTGCCTCATCGATTAGTAGCAAAGATACTGCTTCAGATCTACCGGCATCGGATGATGCGGATGTTGCTTTGATTTGCGAACCGTTGTTTAAGCGGAGGGTGAGTTTGTTGAATTCGGTTGGTTTGTCTTTTTCCTTTAACCACGTTGGTAAATTATCGTACATGAATTTTACCTTGGTTACCATGTTTTTGGCGGTATCCTGTTTGGTTGCGATACAAAGTATATTTTTGTCTTGATGGAATAACATCAACCACAATGAATATCCAGCCGCTAGTGTTGATATACCTAACTGTCTAGATTTGAGTACAATGGAGTACGGGTTTTCTTGGAATAGGGTAAGTACTTTCTCCTGGAATGGGTATAGGTTAAATTGGATACGTCCGCGTTTTGGATGCTGGATGTAGCAATATTTTTTCATGAAGTAGCTTGGTGATGTTGCACACTTGATATACTCGTCCTTGATTATTTCGCGTAAACTTTTCTTGCCTTCTTCCATCTATTTTGTAGTTACAATGAATGTAAGTAAACCTATCACCGCAACCAATCCACCAGTTAAATAACCAGTGGCTGTTTGGTAAAACGACAGTTTTTCGTTTAATGAGTCGTTTTCTGTTTCCAACTGCGACACCACATTGTCTTGAATGGTGATGATTTGGTTATATTGTGTTATTTGATTTTGGTAGTTGATTGTTTTTTCATGGTATGTTGATATCACACTGTCCTTCAATGATATAAGTGAGTGTTGGTGGGATACCAGTTGGTTGGTCTCGTTTAGTTCTGCTCGGATAGCGTCACATTGAATCAAATCTTTTGCTACATTTTGTGCCGTTTTATATGGCAAGCAAATTTTATTTGTATCGGTTTGTGAAAAAACTGTACAGTTGAGTAGAAGTATAACTGTTAATATTCTTAATTTTACCATCATAATACGAGCGTATGTTGATTATGTTTTGTTGTGTTTTGCCAATAACCAGATTGATTGAGTCTATTGAATGTGAATGATCCACTAATACACCATCCAGTTTATGCTGCCTGGATTGTAGGTGTTGTATGACTTTTGATATGCTATCGAGTTGTTGTTTCTGTTTGGTTAAATCAAGTGGTTTGGTTTCACAAGATTTAGTGGATATGAATAAAACAACAAGGGTAATACATAATAGTATTACCGTTGATAAGTTAATATGGATTACCCTGTCGTTCATTGTATTAATTATATTTTAACTTGTTTCAATTTATCCATTGCTAATTCAATGCGCATTTTATCTGCTGATAATTTTTTACGTGTTTCCATATCTGATGAACCAGCTAATGATTTAAGTTCAGCTGTAACTCTTTCCAGTTCGTTTCTCAACATACCGTATTTTTCAGCGCGTGTAGTACCACCTTTTGAACTTGCTG